AATATCCGTTACAGGGGACTTGAACATCTACGGGCAAATTGGCCGCTCTCATGGCGTTTGCGATTTCGATTTCTCCAATCCCAATTGCGGGGTCGTGGAGAGAGTTAATAGCATCATATTTAAGATTGCTGGCTCGCGCGGCTCTGGCTTTAGAGACAATAGCACGTCGATCAGCGAGGGACATAGATTGCATTCTGATGTAATTAGCAGCGGATACATCGCGTCGGGCAATTTTATTCAGAAAAAGATTTTTCCTGACCGTGTCTCGCGTAACTCCCAAGTGCTTGGCAAGTCTATTTTCGCTCCATTGATTGTCGATATAGAGCGTTCGCAAGATTTCGGGTTCGATAGTATGTTGAACGCCAGCAGTGGGCGATTTGGGTTGTCGGAGTCCAGCCTGATTCAAGGCTTCAGCGAGAAGACCTTTGGAACATTTAGCGCGTCGGCTGAATGCGGAGATAGTTTCCCCATTAAGAATAGCTATGTGCGCGTTGTGGAGAAACTCGTTAGTGAATTTTCTGGTCATGTTTATACATGTGAAACCAATAGCGGGTGGTACGGGGTAACACCTACAGGTATTATATCAAAAAATTGCCGGTGTGAACCTCTGCCTCTGGTATCGCTTGATGAGGTGACATGGCCGCACAGAGTATACCGGAATGGTTCGATCATGATGATGAACCGGACGGCATTCCAAAATCTTTATCAGCGCAAAGCAGCCTAACACGTAAAAGGCCACTACTGAATGTCAACGGCACCCATACCGATCAATAAACACCGCGCTCTCGGGGCGCGTATTGGTCGTGCGTATGAAGCGAAGGATGCGCGTGCGGTAGGGCTTGGCTTGCAGCCTCCTCCGAATCGGGTGCAGGGCTTTGATGCGTTCACGAACATCGCGGCCCGCATGGGCTTCGGTACGCCGTCGCTGACGGAAGCCACGCAGTACAACATGGTCCGGTGGACCTATGACTACTGGCTGATGATTACGTTGTACCGGAATCATTGGATTAGTCGCAGGATCGTGGACACGCCGGCGCAGGATATGGTTCGGGCTTGGCCTCGGCTGACTTCCGATATTGACCCGTCAGACCTGACCAGCATCGACCGGACGATTCGCAGGACCAATACCAAGCAGCAGTTAATGACCACGCTGAAATGGGCGCGGCTGTTCGGCGGTGCTGGTGCGCTTATTGTCATCAAAGGTCACGAGAATCGGCTGGATGAACCGCTTGATTATGAAACCATCGAACCGGGCGCGTATAAAGGGCTGATCCCGTTTGATCGCTGGAGCGGTATCTATCCCGAGGGGTCGATTTGCAACGACATCGAAAGTCCGTTGCTGTTTAATTTGCCGGAAAAGTATCGGGTCCAGACGCCGGAAGGAGGCAATGGGTTTACGGTTCATGCCAGTCGGATTCTGAGATTCAACGGTCCCTCGGTTCCTGCCCCGGAGTATCAGGCACAGCAGTATTGGGGTATCTCGTGCCTTGAGCCTGCTTTCGAGGAAATCCGAAAGCGGGACAACATGAGTTGGAATATCCTCTCGTTATCGTTCCGCGCCTCCATCATCGGGATGCGATTCAACGATCTTGCTCAGGCTTTATCTGGTGCCGGGATGAATCAGAACGCTCTGGTGGCATTCCAGAGCCGTATGGAATCCATCAACCAGTTGATGAGTAATCAGTCCATGCTAATGCTGCCGGAAGGCGGCGGGCTGGAGCAGATTAGTGTTCAGGCGGCGGGGTGGGACGGGATTTATCAACAGTTCCAGTTGGATATTGCAGGGGCGGCGGATATCCCGGTATCGCGATTGTTCGGTCGCACGATCAGCGGGCTTGGTCAGGCGAACGACATGGACGAACGAGTCTATGAGGAAAAGATCGCCGTTGAGCAGGAAGACCAGTTTCGCCCGCAGTTGGACCGGCTATATCCGATTCTGGCGATGAGTTGCTTCGGGGAAATCCCGAAAGACCTTGATCTTGTCTTCCCAAGCGTTCGCGTCCTGAACGATGAAGAAAAAGCGAACCTGTCGCAAATCGCCACGAATAACATTAATACTCTGGTCAATGCCGGGATTCTGACGAAAGCTCAGGCTCTCAAGGAACTGAAGCAGTCCAGCGATGTAACGGGCTTCGGGACAAACATTACCGACGAGGACATTGCAGCGGCGGAAAAGGCCGGGGATATGACCGGGGAGCTACTTGGCCCGGATGTACCGGAAGATGAAACCGACGCCACCGAGGGCGCGGAAACGGCCAAACCAGGGCTGTTTGGCGGCACGGCTGACTCGACTGATACGCCGTCGCCGTTATTCCGTAAATTGGTGGCGCGGGCGAAGGACTCCGAAGGCGTGCCGGATGAGTACGACGTTGCCGGGATTCCGGTAAAGATCGAATTCCGGCGCGGCTCGCGGCGTCAGATACGGAATCAGGACAACCAGATCGTCTATGATCGTCTGATGAAGCATCATTACGGATTCATCAGGAATACGGTTGGGCGGGATGGCGATGAAATCGACTGTATTATCGGATCGACGCTGAATGCGCCGATGGTTTACGTGGTCGATATGGAAGACCTTGGGCCGGAAGTGGCGGCGCGTGAAGACGAAGACGAAGACAAGGTATTGATTGGTTTCAATTCGCCGGAAGAAGCCGAGCAGGCGTTTATTTCGATGTACGATTCGGATTTCCTGCGGAGTATCGTGTCGATGCCCGTCGCGGAATTCCGAGAGTTAATCCTGACTGGTGAGCCGGTTACTTTGACACCTCCTGCGGAAATGGATATGCCTGAGCCGGTTGGCACCGTGGCGGATAAGGCGAAGCGGAAAACACCGAGGAAGCGTAAGGCGGGGCGGATGAAGAAGAAATGATTCGAGCGTTAACTGTTGCGAACACTTTGAACATCGGCGCGTGGGTCCGTGGCGTCCTATCTGCCGGGATTAGCGGCGGCGCATCGGCCATTACGGGCGGGTTGGTCGTAAGCGGGCTGGAGCCGGAAAACTTCAACTTCCATGCGGGTAAGTTTTGGGAACTTGTCGGCAGTTTGTTTATGGTCAATGCCGTGGTGAGTATCGGGAAGTTCCTTCAGAACCATCCATTACCGGATGAATCGACGCCCGAAGGGGGCGCATGATTCCGGTTAATCAGACTCGGACGGGCAATGCCGGGAACTGCTTCGCGGCCTGTTTGAGTTCCATCCTGGAAGTGCCATTGAACCAAGTGCCGGATTTCGGCATGGAAGACGATGAAACCTTTCTATCGAAACTTGCCCGGTTCCTGCTAATCCGAGATTTGTATTACGTTCAGGTGCCGCCGAATGATCCGATCCTTAAAGCCATGTGGAAATATGGCGATGCGTATCATACGGTTGAAGGCGTAAGCCCTCGCGGCGGGCTTCATGCGTGCGTGGGGCGAAACGGCAAGATTGTATTTGACCCGCACTCCGGCGCACAGGAGCCACATTTGGTTGAAGTGCAATGCTTTGGCCTGTTGTGTAATCGAAGCGCAATCGCGGCACCGATACCTCCGGTGGGTAACTGGAATCCGTCAAGACTTTACTGACAAAGGAAATCAACTAAATGGCAGTAGGCATTTTAACCCCGACATCGTATACGCAGGTCAGCGCACAATACTATCCCCAGGCGGTACTACTGCCGAGCAACCTATCGCCCACGGCGGCGCTGATTCAGTGCATTGGCCCTCAGCCGGCAGTGATTCTGCTTGGCACGGCAGTGGCGACTACTACGGGAACGGTTGCGGCGGGCGCTACGGCAATGACGGTTGCTAGTGGCACCAGTATCGCTGTTGGGCAGTTAATTGTTGGCATTGGTATTGCGTCCGGGACGTATGTTGCCGCAGTGACGGGGACGGCGGTAAAGTTGTCACAGCCTGCCGCCGCTGCATTGAGCGGGGCGACGGTAAACTTTGTCGGAGCGGTGACTAACGCGACGGGGATTGTGGTTCTGCCGAATACGGCATTGCCGTTACTTGGAATCGGGTCGAACACGTACCTGAGTTATATCTGTCAGTCTGGCGGGTATGCGGGCGGGGCGTCTTCGGTGGCAGTCTTAAATATAGCGACGGGGACGGTGGCTTAATTATGCCGATCAGCAAGTATTTCAAGGGCAAAGGCGAACAGGTTTTGAAGTCCATGAAAGAGCAGTACGGCCCGAAGAAGGGCGAACAGGTCTTTTATGCGACGGCTAACAAGGAAGGCATGAAGCCCGCCGAAGATGAAGAATTTACTAAACCATTGGCTATTGGAAATGGTTTTGAGTATTGGGAACAGGCTGGTGAAGTGTATCGGACGCCTATCGGCAATCGCGGATATGCAAATAAGAATGGCGTCCCCTCAAACGCTCGATGGGAATGCTCAAAAGCTCATTTTGATCGGTTTCGTGATGTCCTGCTTGGTAACGACGAAGAAATCAAACCTGTGGGTTACTCTAGTGCAACAACTGGAGAAATTCGTAAAGTCCAGGCATTGGCGAGTTGTCCATTTTCCGTTGCGGCGGCCTGCTACATGGCGAGTGGCGGAAGCATAGAAAAAGCAATCCAGTGTGCAAAAAAAAAATGGCCGTCACGTCTCGGCTTTGGGCGGGATGCTTCTGGTTATTCCGTGAATGGAAAGCATTTTGATCGGTTCCTTGATGCTGTAAAGCACGCAGAAGTGGAACGGGCTGAAGTGATTGAAGAAGCGACTGGGGTACGTCGGTGGGCGCCAATCCCGAATCGGCAACGGCGCGGAAGTGTGGCAGCGAAACGCCATGAGATCAAGATGCCTGATGGCACGTTTGCGCCAATGACGAAAGAGAACATTCGGAAGGCGCAGGGGCGCGATGTGCAGGTCAAAGGACCGTCCGATATTAAAGTTGGGGCGCGTCTTCGTTATGACGGGAACAAAACAGGGACCGTTATTTCAAAGGACAGTCCTATCGTGTTCAATGTCAAAAATGACGCTACCGGGCTGATGCACCGCGTGGACGCGATAGAGATTGACGCCGTGATGAAGCAGGGGCGGGACGATTTTGGCATTAGTGGGCAGAGATGGGAAGTAAAATCTACAATTTCCGGCGAATACGCTAATGGCAATCCGGCTCGAATTAAGGCTGGTCAGTTTATTTATGGCCCGAGCGAGCAAAGCGATAAAAGTTCGATGTTCACAACCAGCCGTGGCGAAAAAGTGTGGGTAGACAATACATTTCAGGAAAATCTGGAACGGGTAAGTCGGCCAACGCGGGACGCGATGCCATTGAGCCCAAAGGCGATCCAATTGAGTGAATTGCTTTCATTCGCTGGCAGTGGCACAAAAAACCTCAATGAAGTATTTCAATCAACCGGATGGGAATGGGATTCTTTCAATGCTGCGCTCGAAAGTCTAAAGCGGGCTGGCTTGGTTATGGAAAATGGCAATTCTTTGCGGTGGTTAGGCGGTAAAGCGAAGGATTCCGGGGAAACGTTTATTCCCAAATTTAGCCACGTAGAAATTCAACAATGCCTGAGTCAGGGACGGCATGATTTAGCAGGTGAAATGACTGCAAAAAACTGGCAAGCGGAAAAGGAATGGCTGCGCCGGCGCGGACTTTCGCTTGTTCGGGGAAGTGCTCCAACCGGGAGAGGAAATGATGCGAAGGAAATGTTCGATCCCGTGACGAAGAAATTCGTTCCATATGTCCCGTATGAAAGGATTGATCCGGTAACTGGTAAAAGCAGTGGGGTTCGGGATGCGGTTAATGATGCCAGTCAGGCTTCCATGTTTCCCGGCAAGACATTCATTAATGAAAATGGCCTAAGCCAGCGTGGGTTTCGTAGCAAGGAAGCTATGGAACGTTTCAGTGATCAATTGTTTGCATCGGGTCGCACATCCTCCGCAAGCTCAACGGGGTCATATGACGATCCAAGGAAGCCGAATTCCTATGGCGTGTTTGTCTTGTCTTGGCGAGAAAGTAAGGCCGCGAAGGACGCCGATCACTGTGCGGAACATTCAGAATTCTATCCCGGTTGCCCGATGTGCCAGGACGGCGCAACTAAGGGGATAGATAGCGAATATGTGATTAAGCCGTTGCTTTCCACACGGGGCGTGACAAAGGTTATGCTGGTTCGCCGGGACAAAGACGGCAAAGAACAGGTACTCGCGGACGGTAGCCGTGCAGCGATGGAAAAAGAACTTTGCAGGTTGACTGGTTCGGCTAAGGACAGTATCACGCCGACAATGCGAGAGGTGATTCGTCAGAAGACGTTGGGCTATAGGCCAAACATGATCGCGTATGAATTGAACATGGACGTTGACGATGTAAAGTCCATTTTGCGCCTATTTGATGCAACGTCGGAACCGTTAGCGAAGGATCGCAAGTGTGCCAAGGACGGCATAAATCTGTTGCGCGGGCTGGACCGCATGATGGGCCGGAAGAAATTGCTTCGCGCGTTGGATCGGATGATCGGGCGAACCCGGGCGAAGGATGCCGATGATTCAAAGGTTCTGCTCACCTATACCAAGCACTTCATTTCCGGCAATCTGAATGGCTTGAAGGTCAAAGTTCAATTTATTCTGCCAAAGGATAGCGTCCAGCGTCGGGTTTCCGAATTGAAGGAAATCACCAAAGACTATCCGCAGAATGACTATGGGTCGCGTGATCGGTTTTGGGTGTCGAATATTCAAACCAGTCCGATTGCACGTGACGCCGAAGGGAATTTTCAGTATCTTGTGATCGATACGGCACGCGGGGGTAAATTATTGAAAGTACTTCCGACGCGAGAATCAGCCATGCAGCACGCGGAAAGACTGAATAAACCAGACGATCCGAATCGATATAAAGTTCGTACTGAGTATGTGACAAAATTGGCGCGTCGGGCGATGGACGCAGTGTATGTTGATACTCGTCAATTTGAGAACACATACCTCAAGAAACCGCGAGGGGTTGGTGGCTGGATGTTTGCATTTAAGGAACATGCTGCGCCGAATGAAGTATTTGAGTTTTATGGGCCTTATTCTTCATCTCTTGAAAAAGCAAAAGCAGAGGCTCAACGGCGCGGCGAACGTGTTGTATACGTTCAGGCTTAGTTAGCGCACAGGTGAAGACAATGAAGCAAAACCCAAATGAATCTCAAATCCGCTTCCTGATTGCGAAAGAGCAAAAGCAGGGAAAACTCGAGCAGGCAGAGCAAAATCTACTGAACAGACTCACCAAGGAAGGGCAGAAAATGCGTGGGGTGAAAGACGCAGCAGGGCATGGACCTGGCGACCGTCGCGCTCGCCTGCACAGGGCATTGGACAAGGTTCTGAACGCCAAGATGGGCGGGCCGAAGCGACAGGCGATGGATGAAGTTCCCGATTGGCCGGGAGCGGCCAGTGTTTATAAGCGGCTTTATTCCGCATTGGATAAGATGCGCGAAAATGGGCATGTGTCTGCTGGTAATTTCGGCAAAGGATTACGTGGTTCGCCGGGTACGGTGAGTCAGGAGATGCGGGATATCATTTCGCACCTGAATGAAGGTAATGAACAGAAACTTAAAGCCGATATTCATTGGTGCATGAGTCGTGGTTACCTTTAATAGCTTTCTTCTTCTTCGCCCGTAGTCGATCCGCCATCATCTTGTTTTGTTTGGTAGTACATCCCAACCCGCCGCAAGTCTTCTGATCGCGGCTTAATTTCTCAACGGTACTTCCGCACCACGGACAAGTTACTGGTCCGTATCTCCGCTTCATCATATAGCCGCCGCCCTGCATCATCTTGGCCTCCGTAATTGTTGCGGAGAACACCAGATAGGGAACAGGCGCAAGTCCAATTCACTAACAGGGCAAATTCTATCCTGTGACACCGGGACGGCGCACGCTGGCCTGTGCGGTTCATGAATACCGTTTTCTGCCATCACCAGCAGCGGCCATAACGGATGTTGTTCTCTCGTCATTGGCTTGAATTTTTTCATATCAGTAAAGTTTAAGCGCAAAGATTCCCTATGGCAACCACTTATTACGCTTCCAAAATTTCGGACAATATCGGGCGCACCCCGGAAGGGTTTCTGATCTGTAATTCCTGTGTCGTGGGCAGAACAGGATTTCAGCGGTACGCCGTTCGTGATCTTCCGCAGGAACGCGCCGCCGAATTGGGCGTCGATATCAGTAATCCCGGCGCAACGATAGACCTGTACCGGACGCCGGAAGAAGTCTTTGCGAAAGAGACGTTAGCGTCCATTGAAGGGAAGCCCGTTACGGACAATCATCCGAATGGGTTTGTCACCGCAGACAATTATTCGGAGTTCGCGTGCGGGCATATTCAGAATGTCCGTAAGGGCAGCGAACCACTGGAGTCCGGGGAATGGCCCATTGTGGCCGATCTGATTATCACGACGGAACCGCTGATCTCGAAAGTTGAGAGCGGCGAACTGCGTGAACTTAGCCTCGGATACGATTTTTCGATAGACAAAGACGGCGACAAGATTTTACAGACGAACATTCTGGTAAATCATTGCGCCGTTGTGCCGAAGGGCCGAGCGGGGGCCGAAGCCCGCATCAACGACGCTGCGCCGTCTGAATTAGTTAAACCGGAGCCAACGTTCTGTCACAACTGCGGCAACCCTGTTCACAAATCGGACACTTCCGGTTCTGATGTCTTACCGGGCAAAAAGAAGGAAGTAGCAACGGCGCAAGCCGCTGACGCGAGTCAGGTTACTCACCGTAATTCAATTAAAGGAGAAGTCACAGTGCAAAAGAAGACCCCTAGCTTAATGCGACGGATGATTCTTGGCCTCGGTCTGAAGACATATGCTTTGGACGCAGATACGACGCCGGAAGAACTTGCTGAAGCGGCGGAAGTGATGGCCGAAGATGCAACCCATGAAGACGAAGATATCGCCGGTTCGGTAGATCGCCGCGCCGCTGATCGCAAGGCGAAAGACCGGCGGACTAAGGATCGTCGTGCTGACGATGCCTGTGAACCGGGCGAAGACGGCCACGAACGCTGCACTGAAGATCGCTGCAAGGCCGATGACCGGAAAGCTGATGACCGTTATTCCGATGATCGGAAGATGGATGACCGGAAAGCGGATGATCGCCGCAGCCGTGATTCCAAAATGGACGATCATCGCGCCGATGATAAGCGGAGCCGCCTGCATGATGCCCTTGACCGGATGCTCGATGAGCACATGGCCGAAGGTGAAGACGCCGATCTCGAAGAACTGAAAGTTCTATTGAACGAGTTCCTGAATGAAGAAGAACAGGAACCGGAGCATCAGGAAGACAGCATGATGCCGGAAGAAGAAATGGAAGAAATGGTTGCCGAGGATTCCGAAACGGCACCGTCTGAAATTCTTGAGCCGGTTGGCGAAGCGGGCGAAGAGGAAATCGTCCCGGCCAATGACAGTGCATGGTCCTTGATCCCGGTTGTGGAGAAGTCGAAGGATATGCGAGTCGTTCGCGCTTTCGACGCTGCACTTACCGCGCATCTTGAAGACGAGCATGGTTTCCTGAAGGCCATCCGTCCCGCTATCGCCCGCAGCAATGACCAGAAGGTTCGTGCCGCGTTCGATGCCGCGCTCCAGAAGTACACGCGGGTATCTCGTGCCAGCAACGGCAGCTATGGTGCTTTCGCCAGCGGGGCTACGGCTCGCGCTAACGATTCGCACTACGGAACCAACAGCAACCCTCGTACCCCTGATTACTCGTCGCTTGACGCCGCGTATGCACAGTACAAGGGCAAAAATCCCACGGAGGTTAAGCTCTAACCGACAGTCTGACCCAATCAGGAATCGAGGTTAAAAAAAACAATATGGCATACAACAGTTTTGGACAGGTGATCCCCGTACTCGGGCCGAATGTCGGGTTTCCGGGGAATGTTTCTCGCGTTGGTGAGCGCGTTATTGCGGCTCGTCCTGTTTCGGCTTCCGCCAGCGCAACCGCTGGTCTCCCGTTCGGTGCCGGTGCGGTTCTGACACCGACCAACAGCACTACGGGCGGTACGTGGTTGTCGCTTGCTGATTTTCTGGCTACGGCCTCGAATGCTCAGTATTTGAATGCTCAATTCGCCGGCGTGGCGGTTCGTGAAGTCAAAACCATGCTCCAGTACACTGCCCTTGGGCAGAGCACTGGAACCACGGTTTCGACCACGGCAACGCAGGCGACGATTGGCTCGACCACTATCGTTGTGGCTTCGGCTACCGGCATTTCGATTGGTCAGTCGGTAGAAGGTTTCGGTATCCAGCCGAATACGCTGGTGACTGGCGTTTCCGGCACCACGATTACAATTTCGCTGGCTACCACTGGCGTCCTCAGCACCACCAACGTCATCTTCACCAGTTCGATTGCGCCGGTGACTGGCTATTACAGCGCCGGTCAGATGGCCGAAGTTCTGGAACGCGGTTCGATCACGGTAAACATCACCAACGGCACGCCGTATGCCGGTCAGGTGGTTTATGTTCGCACTGTCGCAAACGCCAGCCTTGGCGCAACGGCAGTGGGTGACTTTGAAGCCGCCTCCGATCTGGCGACCTCTTCGATCACGATTGGCACAACCGCTGGCAGCACCGCGCTGACCACTTCGGCTGGTACGGGCCTTGCTATCGGTCAGTACATCACCGGTCCCGGCATTGCCGCGAACACAACCCTCGTTTCCGGCTCGAGCACTTCGTGGGTTATGTCGCAGCCTGCGCTTTACACTATCGCCTCTGGTGGTGCCATGAGCGCGTACAACACCATTCCGCTTCAGTTGAATTCCGCCGATCCCTATGTGGTATTCCGCACAGGCAGTCTGGACTCAAACAATGTCGCAGAAATCACCATCAAATCTCGGCGCGCCGCGTAATAGCGACCAGAAAAAGGAGAAACAGGTACAAATCCAATGAAACAGAGCAATTTTCTCACTCATGGCCGCAGTGCAACCGACGCCTTCGCCCGTATTCGCGCGATGGCCGCAACGCGCACGAACGGTGGCCGGGTAATCGGAAGGGCGCAGGCGTTTGACGCCGCCGGCGCGTCCGGTTATGCGTTCCTTCAGTCGCAACTCGAACAGATCGACCCTGATCTGGTCAAACCGCTTCAGGCGACCACTCATGCTCGTGATATCACTGTCAAAAATGGCGGTGGCTTCCCCGAGTTCATCAGCGCGTGGGCTTCTAACTACGCCAGCACCGGCACCCAGTTCTACGGCCTTCAGGGAACCAATAATACGGACATTCCTGAAGCGCAGGTCGATATCCAGAAGGGTATTTGGCCGACGTTCAACTGGACTTCCGGCTTCACCATCACCTGGATTGATCTTCAGAGGATGGAAACTGCACAGCGTACCGGCCAGCCAGCGCCGTTCAGCTTGCAGGAACTGTACGAGAAGTCAGTGGCGACGATTTGGGGCAAAGCCCTCGATTACGTCACTTACAACGGCTTTCTCGGCAACGCTGGTCTGGTGAATAACCCCAACGTCCCGGCCTTCGTGGTTGTGAATGGCGGTTCGGGTACTCAGTGGACCACCAAGACGCCGGCGCAGATTCTGAACGACGTAAACTCTGCCATCAATCAGACCGTTATTAACAGCGGTTATGATATGGCGGAAGGTTGCGCCGATACCGTTCTGGTGCCGTATACTCAGTATGCTCAGTTGACGCAGCCGATGACCATTGGCGGAGTTGGTTACAATTCCACCATTGACTACATCAAAAAGAACTGCGTTGCGGCGGCTTACGGCATTGACCTGAAAATCTTCCCGCTTCCGAATCCGTGGATCAGCGGGCAGGGCATTGGCGGGCTGGATCGCGGCGTTGTGTATCGCAATGCAGAAGAAAATGTTCTGCTGCGCGTTCCGACTCCGATGACCAAGGCGATGACTGTCCCGACCACGAAGGACGGCGGCGCGTATCAGACCATGTTTGCCGGTAACGTTTCGAGCGTTATCTTCAAACGGACCACGACGATGGTTTATATGGACGGCATTTAATCAGCCATCCAAAAGGGGCGGGCAATCTGTAATATGGTTGCCCGCTTATTTTACAATCACAACAGCAGCCAAAGGAAAAACTCATGAATATCATTGTCCCCAAAAGAACACTCGTATTTACCAATCACGGAAACGGCGCAGGATTGCAGGAAATGATGGTGAAACCTGCCAACGGCGTTCAGGTGGTGCCGGATTGGATTGCGGACACTCCGACATTTAAGGCGGCAGTTACCGATGGGAGCGTGGCAGTAGTTGGAACCATTCAGGCTCCTCCCGTGGTCGAAAAGGCACCGGATCAGACCGAAGAACAGCGGAAGGCTCTATTTGATTCGATCAATGCCAGCCTGAAACCGGGACCGGCGTTGGAAGAACCAGTAGCGGCGACTCCCACCAAGGCAACGAAGAAGGCGGCGGCTTAATAACCCGTCATGTCAACCTGGAACAATTGGCCGTCTTACGATCAATTCCTGTCTGCAGCATGGGGCTGGCCCAATGAAGTTACGGGTTTCAGTTCGCTGAATGTTTCTAACGTAGTCACCGGGACGAATCCACCCTATACGGCGGCTGACTTCCTGACTATGTATCCGAAGTTCGGCGGTAATCCGCTGATCTTAAACGGGACGATCACGCAGGGATCGGCTGTAGTAACGGGCGTTGATACAACGGCGGGTTTGACTCCGGGTCAGCCGGTTGCATCATACTTGCCGCTAAACGGTCAATTGCTTCCGGGATATTTCCCTGCTGGAACGACTATCGTTTCAGTCGATACACAGAATCAAATCACACTGTCCAGTATCGCTATTACGGCTCCGATTGGCGGCGTAGGTCAGGTGGCGGTTTATACGGCACCGTTCGCCCCGCTGGTTGTCATCAATGTCTATATTGCCCTTGCTACGGCGTCGTTGGTTCAGGCTCGTTGGTTGGATGCGTGGCCGGTGGCTATGGGATGGTTCATAGCGCACTTCCTGACGCTGTGGTTGCAAAGCGATGGCAGTGTTTATACCAGTGCGGGACAGGTGGCTCAGGCTGGAGCGAACCGAGGGATTCTTACTTCCAAATCCGCCGATGGTGTCAGTGCCGGAATTCAGCCTGTTAGTGGATTGGATTCATGGGCCGCATGGAATATGACCAGCTACGGTGTCCAGTTCGCCACTATGGCGAAAGTCGTTGGTGGTGGACCTTTGTTGCTTTGGTAGGGCATGGCTGTTAGGCATGGGGGAGAGCTTATGCGACACCAGGAATTCAGCAATCGCGTTCAGCAGTTAATTCAGGCAAAGTTTATCGAAAGTTCTGAAGTACAGGAGCTGCTTGAGGAACTACAGGAACAGGGCGTTTTGCCGGTTATTGAGGTTGGCGTGGCAGTCGCGTTCACCAGCAAGGAAGCAATGGAAGATTTCAGTAAGGCTGACGATGATCCGCCGCCGTTTCCGATGACCGATGAAGCGTTCCTGACTGCATTACGAATTCAACCGGATATCGCGCCATGAAGTCTTCGCTTACAATTCAGCGCATGGCACCGGGGAAACTGGATTCGCTTCGGTCAAAAATGAACCAGATACAACAGATGGATGTGTATGTGGGGATTCCTGCTGACAGGACGCTTCGCAAAGAGGATGAAATCAATAACGCGAGTTTAGCTTTCATCATGGAGCACGGTTCGCCGTTAAGGAACATTCCGGCGCGGCCATTTCTTAAGCCGGGGATTGCTACGGCAAAGGCGTTAATCAGTAAAGAGTTGGCGGAAGCGTCGAAGTCGGTTATTGCGGATTCGCCACTCGATGCGGAAAAGCACTTAAAGCGGGCGGGAATCATTGGGGCGAACGCAGTGAAGCGGTATATCCGTGAAGGCGATAATCTTGCTCCGAATGCTCCATCGACAATCATGCAAAAAGGATCGGAACGTCCATTGATTGATACCGGGCAACTGGTGAAGGCTATTACTAGT